AGGAGTTCTTTAAGTAGTTGTGCGCGTGAAATAGCCATTTTAAATTACTCCTTAAGCAATGCTGGTGGCAGCGTAATACTGGTGTTGACCGAAGTTCAACTTAACCAGCAACTCTGGGTACTGTGCGAACACAATGGTGGAGCTACTAGCAAAAGCAGCTACAGGCGCTTGGTTCAAGATAAACGATGTTGCGCCAGCAGAGGCTGCTGTATCAACAAACGAACCCGAAGGGATGTACTGACCATTAGAAGCAAGTGAACCAACGTCTGTACCGACAGGCAATGCGAAAGGCAAAGCAGAGCAGGTAACAGTAGCGGTAGAGATGCTAGTGTAGGTAGCAGAACCCAAGGTTACAACTGTGTCAGGCACTAAGCCCAAAACACGAATTGGTAACGCATCGGTAGTAGCGGGTGTATCGCTAGGAGCCAACAAAGCGTTAGCAGAGTCGCCGGTGTTCACGTTACCTGTGTTGTTGATCATAGCCAAGTTTTGACCAATCATGGCGCGAGCGCCAGAAGCAACAACAGTAGTAGCAGAACAAACGACAGCCTTGAACACTGTGTCAGGATCATCACAAACAATAGCAACTGCATCACCAGCCGTTGTTGAAGCGGGCCAGTATTGAGCAAATTGTTTTTGCTTGGTGGTTGGGTTTGTATAAGAACAACCCAAGAAGACACCTGTAACAGTGCCAAGAGTACCAGTAGAAACAGACAAGCGCTGTACATTACCACGGGTTAGACCAACGAGGTCGCCGTAGAAAATGCTAGTCGCGTATCCGTAAGGGATAGGATATTCGCGGGTAGAACCTGCAAACACCTGTCCACCGATTAGGTTAATCGGTTTCAGCCCGTAAGGGGCATTAACGACGGGATAAGCCATTTAAGACTCCTATAAAAAGTTAAGTTCCAGTTCCGAATGTGACCTTCGAGCTACTTTCCTTGAAAAGCGGCATACGAGGGTCGTTTTCTCTCATAAGGTTGTTGTCTACTGCGTCCATCTGAGCCTTATTCTGCGCTGAGAAGTGGGCTTCCCGTTGCTTCAAGAACTCTGAAGGGATGCGGCATAACATCAACCCTCCAATTTCGATGTTCCCTTTGAAAGGACCATCCAAAGTGGCGTGCATCATTAGCTCAGGATAATCATCTGCTTTGCAGGGTTCGTATCCTTCACGAAACTTAGAGGAGCGGTTTTGAGGGTCTGCAACGCCAAGCATTGACATGCGAACCCAACGATGTGTCCAGCCTTCCCTCGCGTCGGGACTCGGAAGAGTCTCTGGTGGTTTCCATGAAGTAGGGCGAGCCATAGTTTCACGGGTATCCATTTGGCGTGGGGCGCGGTTTTGCGCTTTTTCAACTTTTTCCATCATTCACCTCTCTTAAGTAATGCGACCTGTCTAGCGTATTCTTCGATTGGCACCCCAAGACGACGGGCAATTGTCGCTTCTGATGCTTTCAATTTGACGCGATTAGGCGGTGTGCTGCGGGTAGCAGGTGCTACGACCGAAGCGGGCTTTGTGCGGCGTGAGATATCCTCATCATCCGGAAGCGACTTCTTTTGTGGAGGCTGTTCGTATTCCTCTTCCTCGGCACCGAAATGCTCAGGGAATCTTTTGCGCATCGTTTTATCGATGGTTTTGAAGTACTCAGGAGTACCTACGTATTCAGAACCATACTGCTTCTGCAACTTTTTGTCAAGTCCCATCGCAGCCATAGTCATTTCTTCGTCTCTTCCCCACCAATCGCTGTTGTTGTCCACCCACTCTTGAGTGGTTGGAGCAAGACGGTTTTGTTTGGGTTCTTCGTAAGGAATGTCTGGCGACTCAATTGGTCGCATGGTTTCAGCCTTATCAAGGCGCAATGTTGCTTTTGCCAAAGCCTCCTGTGCTGACGCTAACTCGTCAGAATCTCCTGTCTCAAATGCTTGTTTAAACCGCTTTTTAGCGTTATCAATCTCCATTTGAGCAGTGCTCTTATTTTGGTCAATAAATATCTTGCTTCCCTCTTCCAACTGGGTTTTAAGACGTTTATTTTCCTCATACACCTGCTTGGCAAAAGTTTCAGCCGCTTCACGCTCTCGCAGGGCTTCTTCCTTTGCACGGCGTTCGCTGTTTTTCGCAAGGGTCATCTTGTGAATACGGCTTTGAACGCTCTTAGAGTACGTCGATAACTCTTCGTCATCAGCGTCATCTATCTCCACCACAGGCTTGGCTCTGTCTTCGGGTGGGGTGTCATCCTCAATTTCTATATCGAGTTCACCCTGTATGGGCTTAGTGTCTTCAGGTTCGGGGAGTTGATACTCTCCGTCCTCCAACTTTGGTAATGGCATAAATGCTCCTTAGGCTGCGCGGGAAATTCCGCGTGGGTCTTGCACGGTTGCTTCAACCGAATCATCATTGATGAGACGGAATTCACGACCATGTATCTTCAGGCGAGTTCCTGAATTGGGTCGCACGACGACAAAGTCGCCCTGTTTACAGCGAGGCCCGTTAGGAAACCTCGTTTTGTCTTGGTACGCTGTTGGTCCCAGTTTGACTACAAACAATACTGGGGTAAGTATTTCTTCGTAGTACATTGACTGGCTGGATTTAATGATGCCAATATCGCTATCGGCAAACTCTTCCATTGCCTCAGGCACTACACACAGAAGCATGAAGTCAGCAGGGTCAGGAAGTTGCTTGGCTTTCTCTTCGGCAGTCTGGTTAAGGATGCCTGATAAATCCACAGCGGACACATCAAATTCACTCATCGGAAAACTCCATTCTTTGCGCAAGGTCTTTGACAATGGTTTCTGCGTGGGTTAGACCGCGAATAACCCCGCATACATGCCGATACTCGGCAAAATCTTTAGCACCGCCTCCATTGAGAAAGACGGCTTGGTCGTTGCGTAGTTTTTGTATTTCTGTAACTACGTACGTCAGAAGTTTGTCAGGGTTCAATTCTTCTCCTTAGAAGGTTTATTCCTGTTTTGCATCGCTTGGAACTTGTTCTTTGCGATTTCTAACCCCATGCGCGTGCCTTCCATTTCCTGTTGTTTTTGCAACTGGTCACGTTTAGCAGCGGATTGCGCGGCAACTTGCATTGCTGCGATTTCTTTCTGAGCCTCAATACGTGCTTCTTCAACACGAATCTGGTCAGCTTTCTGTGCAGCATCTATCTGCTGTTTTTGCGCCTTCAACTTCAAATCTTCCATGCGGATTTGGAGTTCTTGTTGCTGCATTTGCACGACTGGGTCTTGCATTTGCTGTTGAGCAGCCTTCTGCTTGGCCTCTGCGCTGTTTTGTTGAAACAACTCTTGGGCGGCCTGTGCGGCAACTTGGGCGATTTGGTTTGCCAGTTCTGGCGAAACTTTCTTGTTTTGCTCTTCTGTAGGCAGTGCCAAACCCATACGTTCTTGCATTTGGCGACGATACTCAAAGCCAATGTGCTCGTTTAAATGCGCCATCATCGCAGCCTGAATCATCTGAGCCTGTGGGTTTTGCCCCACCAACTGCATAATCTTCGGGTCTTGCATAGCCAATTGGTGCACTTGGATGTGCGCCTTGTGGTCTTGTTCCATGAAAGCCTTGATGGGCTTACCAGTAAGGAGGTTTTGGTTCTCCTGTATGGGGTCTGTTGGAATCTCGTCATCCTCAGTGGGCACTAACTTCTGGGCGTTCTTAACGCCTAAAACCTCAATCATCTGTCTATGTAACAGGGGCAGGTTGTATATCTGCGGGGCTGATTGGGCTAATTGAAGGACTGCCTGATATTGAGTAATCTTCTGCGCCATTGTGGCGGCGTTAGGGTCAGATACGGGAATAACATCCACATCGTCGTAGTCTGACTTCTTAGCCGCGCGGCTTCCTTCTGTGGGTTCGTAGTCGTATTCCTCGGGCGTGTAGTCAGCAATGATGACTTTGAGGAGTTTGAACTCCTGACGCATGGAGTAATGCATACGGCTTTGCACCGCACCCATAACCTTTAGGGTTCGCTCTAGGATAGCCAAAGTTGTGCCGACGGGCGCTTGGGCGCTCATGTCGGAGACGTTCATGTCCCCTGAGGAGGCGAACGAGCGGCCTTCTTCTACGATGTTTTGGAAGAGGGCAAATAAAACCTGTGATGGTTCTTTGTATGGAAGCGGTAAGATGTTGTCACGGATACTTCCAGAAGGGACATCTACGTCGCGGAATTCTCCGGGTTGGATGGGGGTGTCGTCCCCTTTAATCCGTAATCCTCGAGATTTAAGTCCGCCGGGGAGATTAGATAGAGTGCCCGCGTCAACAAGTTGGCGGATAAGCATCGTTGCTGATTTAGCATATCCACCGATAAGGTGTATGAGACCATATCCGTAGAAGCCAAATCCGGGGATGTATTGGTAGTGGACGAAGTGTTGTCGCTTGGTGTGGAGGATGTCGTCTTCATACCAGTTCCTTCTAATGGCTAGGATTTCTCCCGTGCCTTTTTCAATGGTTACGACATAGGGTAATGCAATTCCAGTCTCTTCGCCATCCTCGTTTGTATGCTCAAAACCCTTAATGTCTAGGTTTACATGCATCTCAAGGATGCGGAAGCGGTCGTCCTGAATAGCCGACATACCCTGTTCTTCGGCTTTTTGCTTCTCAATATCATCCAACTCATAGGATGGGTCACCCAACTCAACATCCCGATAGAAGCCAGCCTCTTGTAACTTTAGAACTTCGTTCTTAGTTTTGCGCATTACATGCGTAACACGCTCGGAGTCTTCAATTGAGGATGCTCCGTAAGGAACAACAATATCCTCCGCAGGAATAAAGACGGCAACTTGACGGCCTTTGTTGGGGTCAAAGTAGACCTTCTTGAATGCAGAGCCTGTTATGGGAAGCGACCAGAGGAGTTTTTCATGTTCTGGACGGTATTCCGTCATCACTTCCGTTAACTGGTAGTTCATGTCCTGCTGGACACGGACAGACGCTTCTTCCTTCTCATGGGTCTCTTTACCAATCATCTGCGTTTTGACTGGACCAGATGCAGGGAATGTCTCCATGATGCCTTCGGCTTGGAATCGGACAACCGACTCGGTAAGCATTGGGTGGAATACACCACAGGCTCCTTGCCAAGGTTCTGTACGTTCTTCGTACTTTAGGCCTAATAACTTCAAACCGTCTACATAGGTTTGCACCCAATCCTTGCGGTCGCCTTGGTCTTTTTCAAAATCATCCAGCAAATCTGAACTAATACCAGACAGCACGTTGTCATCAATAAAATCTGCTAGGTTGGCATCAAAATCTTCTGCCGTTGGTTCTTTAGGCTCTAAGTCAATTTCTAAATCGCCAATACCAATATGTACCGCCTCGGGGTCTTCAATCTCAATCTCAATATCTGGCCCCATAGGCATCCCTAGTGGTGCTGCGTATAAACTTTTGTCTATCGAACTTGTTGCCATAATTTAATCCTTAAATAAGTTTCCAGTTGCCTTGGCTGTAATTGTCGGGCATTTTGACAGAACCGCCGCGTTTAAACACTTCAGGCTCGACTTCTACCTCGGCAACCTTTTGGTCAGGTTCTATATACCCAACCTTTTCTCTAATGAACTGACGCAGAGGCTGGTTCTTTGGATGTTCTACTGCGTATTTGTGTTGTTCAATCTTCTTTGCATAATCTCTAGCGGCCTTGCCTGCCCCGTTCCATACTTGATAGACAGGTACTCCAAGTCTTTCTGCGGTTTGGTGTTTATCCATAAGCGCGGCTGGAAAGCCTGCGGCATACGGGTCATGCCCGCGTTTGATTAGGTCTGCAACAATCTTGTTGGCTTTCTTGTTATTGTTGTTGTATTCGTTGTAACCAAAGTTTGAACGCCCTTCGACTAGCGCCATGTTGGCTAGGTCATCTG